CTCTTTTTCAACGACGACTAACTAAGGAAGAGTTGAAGGCTTATGGTATCCCTGCATTTGCTAATGGTGGTATTGTAGTTCAGAAGTTTGCTCCAGGAGGAGACGTTCAATCTGGTCCCACTTTACCAGGAGCTAGAGATCCTATTTATCCTGGGCTAATGATTCAAGCAGACGCTGTTGAAAGACAGGGAGCATTAGGGGGAAGTGGTGGAGATACAGGTCTTTATGATACTATAATGGAAGATGTTCAAAAAGAAGGCGAACTTAAATCAGATTTAAATGTTGCAATTTTAGACGTTAGACAGCTTGAAGATAGGATTAAACAAGTACAAGCTCGAATAGATGAGAAAAAAGCTCTTAATCTAGATGCCTCTGCAGAGCAAGCAGAGCTGAATGCATTAAAAAGTCAATTAGTAGAAGCGCAGAAAAAACAATCGCAAGCTCAAGAAAAAGTTAGTCAGCCTGTAGTAGAAGAAACAGGTGCAACAGGCACGGTAACTGATGCAGAGCCTGAAAAAGAAATAACTGAAGAAGAGGATGAGCTATCTCGATTAAAAACTTTAGCATTAGAGCGTTCCGATTTATACAAACAGATGCTCGGCGATCCTAAGGAAATGATGAAGCAACAAGGATTATTACAATTAGCACAATTTGGTTTAAATCTAGCATCGGCTAGAGGTGGAAACTTAGCAGAAAAGATTGCAAAATCTGCAAGAGATCCGTTACAAGCATTTGCTCAATTAGCAAGCGATGCAAGCAAAGATGCAAGAGCGATTGATCTGGCTGCAATTAAATCTGCTGAAGATCAACTTGCATTAGAAACAGAACTTGCAGGGAAGCAAGATGATTTAGTTAAAATTAATTTATATACTGAAACAAAGTCGGATATGCCTGGAGACACAGCGGGAGCTGCGGCTGCTTCAGGATTCTTACCAAAAGGAGAAATGAAAGATATTGACGTTTACAGAGATGATAGTAGTAGAATATCTTCAAAAGCAATAAATAAAGCTGGCGCAGGAAATGAAGTATTTAGAGATACAGAGGGTAATCCTTGGAAAATCAAAGACGGCGCACTGCAAAACAAAAAATATCTAACTTTCCCAGAGGATTTTGAAAAAGTTGAGGGTGTTGAAATTATCACTCCAGGGAGCTAGTCATGCCCTTAGGATCATCCGTTGATATAAAAACTCTTGATGAAGAGGATAAGAAACTACAAGATATTAATGATGATGAATACGGAGCCATTGTCAGTGGCCTAGCAGGTATTGGTTCTGGTTTATTTAAAATACCAGAACAGTTTGTTTCTCTCGGTGCAGAATTAATTGATTTGGGTTTTGATACAGACACCGCTGCATCAGTCGAATCTTTCTTTGATAGAATTAATCCTTTTGATGAGGTAGCAGAATCCACAACTGCTGGTAAATTAACTGAAACTTTAGTGAGTTTAGGTATTCCTTCAACAACAGGATATACACTAGCGACAAGACTTGCTCGATCTGCACTCAAAGCAAAACGTTTGAACAAATATGTCGATGTTAAAAAGTTTGGAAAAGCAAAAAATCTATCAGAAAGAAAACAGCTTCTTAAAGATGAACGCCTTATTGATCCTTTAACAAAGAAAAGAAGAACTGTTAAAGGTGCTCTAGCTGATGAAATAGATAGATTAAATCCTACTGATTTAAAAAAGAGAGCTCTTTTTGACAAAGGATATGTTTTTGGCGCAGGTTTAGGGGGAGGAGCTCTAGCTGATTTTGTTTTTGCTGATCCTGATATCGGAACAATCGGCGATGAGTTTGGTGGCATTACTAAAAGAGATACAAGAGAAACAGATGGTCGAGAGGAAGCAGTTCGAGAACTAACGAATAGATTAAAATTTGCAGGTGAAGGTGCAATACTAACTTCTGTTTTAGGTGGTGTTGGTACAGGAATTGCTAAAGGTGCGAAAGCAGTTAAATATAAAATGCAGTATGATGCATTAGATAATAGCATTAAAAAAATAATTGCTGACTTTGCTCCTCAAGGCGTTAAACCTAGAGAGATATTTGAGTTATTAGAAACAAGAAAAAATGAACTTGGTAAGTTTCAAACAGAAGGCCAAGCATTTGGTCGTCGAGTAGAGCAAGCTGTTGATGATATTTTGAAGCAGTCAGGTAAATCAAAAGATGAGGCTGCAAAAGTACAACTTGGCGAAGCGATTAATGTTTTTTTAACTACAGGTAAAAGAACAGATTTAGATCGATACTTAGATGAATTAGGTTTAGAAAATCCTGAGCTAGGTAATAAATTATATACGAGCATTGACAACGCACGACGAACCATTGACAACTATTCGAATGCAATTTTGAAAATACTTCCTGATACGCCTGATCTACAACCTTTAAGAAAGGCTATACAAGATAATTTAGGAACATATTCTACAACTCGATATGCTTTAATTGAGAGAAACAATGCTTTAGGTAAAGCGTTTGCTAAATACAAACCGAGTGACGAAGCTTATAAAACTGCTTATGACTTTGTCGTGAAACAAATTACACGAGGAAGAAAGTCATTATCTGATGGCAAACAACCAGGCAAAAAAGATTTTGTTGGTATCGCTCCTAAAGAGGGTGTTGCTGATGAAGATTACGCAAAACAAATTCTAAATAAATTATATCAAGACGATGTTCAAAAAGCGAATAACTTACCAGACGATGCAATTTTAGGAACTCTTGGTTTAACTGTGGATAAAGGAATCTTACAAGCAAAGAAACTACCTGACGAACTAAAAGGATTCTTCGGTGAAATTAAAAATCCTTTCTACAATATATCTGCGACTATTGCTAAACAAGGAGCATTAATTACCGAGGTTGAAATGTTAGGTAATCTTGGAAAGTTAGCAAAGGGAAAAATATTTTTCGAAGATGCAGATGAGGCAGCAAGAGCTTTGGGTGCAAGAAAAGGAGATATTGTTCCTGTAGGAGACTTAGCAAAAGATTTACCTGTCGCACAGGAAATGACAGGTCTTTATACTACAAGGGAAATAGCTGAGGCCTTTAATAATCAAGTCAAAGGCGCTGAAGAAGGAGCGTTAAGTAAGTTGTACAGCTTCTTTGTGTTAGCCCCTAAGTCTGCATCACAACAAGCAAAAACAATCTTTTCTCCTTTTACTCACATGAGAAACTTAATCAGTGCAAGTGCTTTCACTATGCTCAACGGTAATATTTCTTTTGTCGATCCTCAAAGAACTGTCGATGCATTTAAAAAATCTTTTAACGCTTTTTCCAAAGGTAAACAAAGTCAAGAGGCTTTTGATTTATATCTAGATTATACTCGTCGAGGCATCACCGGAACTAACCCAATGATTGGTGAGATGGTTGATTTAGGTGCACGAATACAAAGAGCTGATAATTTTGGAGCAGATACTGTCGTCAATAATACATTCGATGCAGTAGCAGAAGGCTTTGGTAAACTAAGAAGAAAAATTACAGATACTTACATGGCAGAGGATGACTTCTGGAAAATATACAATTACAATTTTGAACAAGGAAACTACAATGGTTTTGTTAGTAAGTTTGTAGCAAGAAATCCTGAGCTAAAAGAATTAGGAGAAGATAATGGTAGAAAAGCTATATCTAAACTTATTGAAGCAGGGAAAGATATTGACAGCATTCCAAGAACTATTATCGATCAAAATACAAAAAGACCTGTCATCAATCCTGCTTATGAAACAGCAGTTAAAAATAGAATGAATATTGTAAAAGCAGAGACAGGACTAAAAAATCCTGAAGCTGTTCTTGAGCAGTTAAGAAAAAAAGTAGGTAGATTAATGGGTAGAAGAGATATTACATTTAACGATCCTATTTTCTATCAACCTAAAAACACTCTCAAACAGTTAGAGGGAGAAAGCAATGAAGCTTTCGCTAGAAGACTACAAGGAGAAGAGGCCTTATTAACAGAAGATGCTACTGAAGCTTTAGTCAAAAACCTATCTGCAGATGTCACTAAAAACAATATTCCTAACTATGCTTACGTCGGTGACAATATTAAAGCATTGAGAAAACTACCTTTAGGCACATTTGTAGCTTTCCCTGCGGAGATTATTAGAACAGGATTTAATACTATGCAAAGAGCAGCTAGAGAACTCGCTGTTGCAGAAACAAGAGATATTGGTATGAGAAGAATGACTGGAGTTTTAGGAACAGGAGCCGCACTGCCTGTAGGAGCGGTGCAACTTGGAAAACAACTATCTGAATTTACTAATGAAGAAATGGAAGCGCTTCGACGTTTTGTTCCCTCATGGTCAGAGAACTCTTTACTGGTACCAACTGGTAGAGATGAGGAGACAGGCAACGTTCAGTATTTAGATTTATCTTACATCTATCCTTATGATTCTTTATTGCGACCTGCAAGAACAGTGATGAATCAGTTAGTGGCAGGAGAAGATACTAATGCAACTATCACTGCAAGACTAGCAGAAGGCGGCGTTAAAGCGATGAGTGAATTAGCAAAGCCCTTCTTATCAGAAGCAATCTTTATCGAAGCGGCAAACGATATTTTATTTAGAGGTGGACGAACAAGACAAGGTACTCAAGTATTTAGAGCAGAGGATCCTTTAGGTGAAAAGCTTTACAAGACAACCATGCACATTATGGATACTTTTACACCTGGTTCTTTAGATGCTGCGATTCGTATCGGTGGAGCTCCGTTTAATGTTGCTGATAAGTATGGTCGTACTTACGATCTAACAGACGAAGCTTTAGGTATATTTGGTTTTAGGAATATTGAAGTCGATCCATCTGAATCAATGAAGTTTATGGTTGGTGATTTTAACAAAAGAATATCTTCTGCAAGAGCTACGTTCTTAGGTGATGTTTTAAGAGGAGGATCTGTTACCCCAGATCAAATACTAAGAGAGTATCTAGGTGCAGAAGAACAACGATACAAAGCATTTCAAGACATGTATAAGAATGTGAAGGCAGCAGAAACTTTAGGGATTAAACCAAAAGATTTAAGTCGACAGCTAGATCGATTACCAAAAGCAACACGTAATGCAATCGTCAGTGGCACTTATCAACCTTACAAACCAAGTAAAGAAGTAAGAAAACTCTTCTACGAAAATGCTCTACGTCTAGCACAGAAAACAGGCTCCGCTCCCATAGACCCTTTACAAGGATCACTTCAAAAAATTTACGAATACATTGGGGCTAATAACGGTAGACAACTAACCTCTGTTTTAGATACTAATTTCACTGTTCCTGAAACAGGAGCTTTAGAAGCTTTAGCTGATTTCTTCCAAATGCAAGCTGCACAACAGGCGGCGACTCAACAACAAAAGAAGCCTATTTCTGCATCCAGTGCACCTGTATCCGCTCCAGCACCATCAACACAAACTCTTGATTCTGATTTTGCAGCCGATATACTAGCAGGCGACGAATTAAGCAAAGCAATATTTAAACAAGGAAACTTATAATGGCAGTACCAGGCGAACAGGAATCTTTTAAATCACAATCGTTTAGTGGTGGATCTAAAACACCTAAAAAAACTACATTCAGTAGCCCTGCAGCTATGGCACAAGCTCAAAGAGGAGCAGAGGCTCAAAGTATGAAAGCTCTTCAAGATAGAAGAGAAAAAACAAGACAAGAATTTTTTAAAGGACGTGAAGATATTTCTGATGACAGATTAGATAGAAGACAAATTCAAAAAGATTTATATGAAAAATTTAAAAAAGAAAACACCAAACCCGTAGAAGGTAGCTCAAATCTATTACAAATGAAAGACTCAACTCTGAGATTTGATACCGATCCCATGAGTCCGACTTTTGGTCAATACACAAGAACAACGCTCGCTGATAAAGCAACTGAGCTTGCAATGAAGTATGGTCCTACCTTCAGTGAAATAGCAAGCGACATGGGCTATGCTATAGGGAGTATGGCTAAAGGAGCTGGAGATTTAATCATGGGAGGCAATGTTGGTCTCCTAGGTATTGTAAAAGGAATTTACAACAAAGCAGTAGGAGATGCCAACAAAGGCTACGATAAATTAAATTCTGTACAACAAGAGATATTTGATAACCCTGATAAATATCCTTACGCCTCCAAAGTTCCTCAAGTTGAAGCTGTGAATAATTCTAGACAGTTAGCATTAGAGGCGGATAAAGATGCTTTAGGTTTAGAACTGGATGCTTTACTTGCACAAAACGAAAAAGCTAGACAAGACGCTTTTTTAGCAGCTCCAGGCACAGGGTACCAAGCAGGGGCAGGTTTAACAACTTTACCTGACCCAAAAATATCTGTTGAAACTGTAGGTGATGATTATGTAGAGTCTGGACAGTTCAAATCAGATTTAGAAAAGTCAGGTATACTAACTGTTGATGATCCCGACACACAAGAACCTTTACCTGATAGTACAAAGATACCGGGATATGACAATGTCACAATTGGAATGTTAAAAGAAGATTTAAAAAAACGAAACTTTAATGATTTTCAAATTACAGGGATTATAAATGAAATGACTCAAAGAATTATTTCTGGAGAAGATGTCAACGCACCATATGAAAACATTGGAGAACCAGAAAAATCAGACGATCAAGTATCCTTCACTCCTTATAATAATCCTATGAACTTAGAGTTTAGAGGACAAGAAGGAGCAGAACCTGGATACGGTGGAGAAGAAGGAACTAGATTCGCATCATTCGATACTTTAGATCAAGGATTGACAGCAGGGATAAATAGAGTCGCTGAGATTGTTGGAGAAGGAAAAAGCACAGATGAATTTTTAAATATCTATGCTCCTCGATCTGATAATCAAGAATCCTATGATAATTACTTAGCGACCTTAAAGGACAAAGTAGGAGAAACTATTGAACCAAATGAAATTAAATCTTTAACAGAAGGAATAGTAAAGTTTGAAAATAAACCAGAATTAGCTGATCAATATTTAAATTATCTTGAACAAGAAAAAGATAAATTATATAGTGGCATCGTTTCGTAAGACTAATGAGAATATTAACACATATAAAGAACTTAATTAGTTCACTTATATTTAAAAGAAAGGAAAAAGATCCTCATGAAATACATTGGGGAATAGGTGGAAAATGAATGAGATAAAAATTACTGATGAACTGAAGGCACGGATTCGTGACCATGAAGGCTGTAGGGACGAAGTTTATTTAGATTCGCTAGGCAAGGCCACTATTGCCATAGGACATTTGGTACAGCCACACGAAAGAGATCGTTTTAAACCTGGTGTTAAAATAACAGCAGATGAGATAGAAGACCTATTTTTAATAGATTTGAATAGAGCATGTGCAGGAGCAGAGCAGCTAATCGGAGAGTTGTATAAAGGCGATAAGAGATTGCCTCAAGCCATTGAGCACGTAATCGTGGAAATGGTTTTTCAGCTTGGAAAGACAGGCGTTTCAAAGTTTCGTAAGATGTGGAAAGCATTATCTGAGGGCAATAGAAAACAGGCGTCACTGGAAATGAAGGACTCCAGGTGGCATTCGCAAACCCCTGTGAGATGCGAAGCCCTAGCTGAAATCGTTGAAAACGCTTAGAGCGTTCTTCTAATAAAATTTGGAAGGCTTCCTTCTTCTAAATACCAAGCATAGGCTGCTTGCCAGTCTTTCTTGTATTCAGCTTTTAGGAAGTCTTTAAATTCTTCTTCTTTTTGTTCTTCACTCTTAAAGAAGTTTAAGAAGTGATTCATTGATCTTTTAGTTAAGTTAAACATGTATATCTCCTTGTTATTTCGAGGAGAATATAATGTTATTTTTTCTTTTTACTTGTGCTCTTTTGAGAACGCTGATGTTCTGCTATAGCGTCAAAAACTCCAACCTTAGACCAGTGAGCCATGGCAGCTTTGTGAATATCTTCTTGAAATACTTTTAGTTGACCGACATCAAGTTCAATAGGTCTACCTAAATTATCTTGTGCTTCTTTGACTTCTTCTCTGGTTAAACTTAAATATAGTTTGCCGTCTTGATATACAATTCTACTCATTTTATTTCTCCCCAGTTATCTCCAATCTCTGCATCACATTTGAC